TGCTTGATATGGGTGACAAGTTTGCATCGAAGACAAGTGACAAGTCAGACATCTATCTTAAGGAAGCAGCCATACATGCACGTAACATATCTAAGGAACATAATTGTGCAATCATATGGATGTCACAGTTGAGTGCAGCAGCAGAAGGCTTGGTACATCCTGACCAATCTATGCTTGAAGGTAGCCGTACTGGTAAAGCAGCGGAAGCTGACTTGATGATTCTTATATCAAAGAACAAAGTAGTAGAGGGACAAGACGAAGATGAAAGTAATCAACGGCATCTTTGTATAGCCAAGAACAAACTCAAGGGTGGGTGGCATGGTACTATTCACTGTGAGTTAGATGGAGACAGGAGTCAGTACTTAGCATGAGACTTATACTTGACGTAGAGAATACGATAACCAAAAGAGAGAAGAAGAACATCCTTGATCCGTTTGAGCCTGGACTTGAGCTTGTGCAAGTAGGTGTGCAGAACGTAGATAACATTGATGAGACACATTTGTTTACGCTTAACCATAAGGAAGCACAAGACGTAGGTGGTACAAAAGCTAAGAACATTCAGACTGTACTAGATAACACAACGCTCTTGATCATGCACAATGCACAGCATGACTTGATGTGGCTGTGGGAGTCAGGCTTCAAGTATGATGGTGACATCTATGACACGATGTTAGCTGAGTACCTGCTACAACGTGGGCAGAAAGAACCTATAAGCCTTGAAGCTTGCGCTGAACGTAGGCAGTTAAACTATCAGAAGCAAGACACTCTCAAGGAGTATTACAAGAAAGGATACAACACCAATGAGATACCTTTACAAGAGCTTCTTTTTTATCTTAGGAGTGACCTCGACATTACTCGTGAGTTGTTCCTTGCCTTGGAACAAGACTACTCCCAACCAGAGGCAGAGTCCTTACATAAAGTCAGAGACATTACCTTCCGCACCTGTAAAGCCCTCACCCGAATGTATATGTCAGGAATCCGTGTGGACAGAAGTGCCCTTCAAGAAGTCCGACTAGAGTTTGAGAAAGAGAAAACTGAAATAGAAGATAGGTTACAACGTAAGACTCGTAATCTTATGGGTGATACACCTATTAATCTTAACAGTCCTGAACAAGCATCTCAAGTTATCTTTAGTAGACGTGTGCACAACAAAAAAGAATGGGCTGATTTGTTTGACTACACTGAGACACAACAAGAATTTAAAGAAGCAATAGAAGCAAACAGTTCTATCATCAGAAAGACTAAAGCTAGTACTTGCACTAAATGTAATGGGCGTGGCTTAGTACACAGGTTGCGTAAAGATGGTACGCTTTACAAGCTACCAACTAAATGTAAGCCATGTGACGGTAGGGGTTATCTACTAACTAAAACTAAAGATGTGGCAGGTTTATGTTTCTCTGCACCAAGTAAGAAATGGATAAGTGCAAATGGTTTCAGTACTAGTAAGGGCAACCTTGAAAGTCTTATGGCTACCGCTACAAGCAACGGCATGGAGTCTGCTCTTGATTTCCTTACTGACCTTAAGCGTCTGTCTGCTATTAGCAGTTACCTTAGTAGCTTCGTGGATGGTATCGACATATATACCAAACCAGACGGATTCCTACACGTTAACCTTACCCAAAGTATTACCAGTACAGGTAGATTTTCTGGACGCAATCCCAACATGCAAAACATGCCAAGAGGAGGAACATTCCCAGTGAAGCGTGTGTTCATATCACGATGGGAGGGTGGACAGATATGTGAATGTGACTTTGCTCAATTGGAGTTCAGAGTTGCTGCATTCCTCTCACAGGACAGCACAGCCATGCAGGAGATAGATACAGGGTTTGATGTGCACTCCTACACGGCTAAGGTTATCAGTGATGCAGGGCAGCCTACAGCCAGGCAAGCAGCAAAGGAACATACATTCGCCCCACTCTTCGGGGCTACAGGGTATGGTAGATCAAAGGCTGTAGCCGCCTACTACAAACACTTTAATGAGAAGTACACAGGTGTAGCTAAGTGGCATAAGAAGTTAGGTGATGAAGCCATGAGGTTTCTCAAGATAACTAACGTAAGTGGTAGACAGTATGCGTTTCCTGATGTGACTCGTAGGAGTAATGGTAACGTATCACACTTCACTATGATTAAGAACTACCCTGTCCAAGGATTTGCTACAGGTGACATCGTGCCTGTTGTACTATTAGAGTTTGAGCGATTGCTTGAGCCTTTACATTCATGCTTAGTCAATACGGTACACGATTCAATGGTGATAGATGTACACCCTGACGAAGTAACAAAAGTTTTGGATATAGTAGAGACTATCAATACTAATCTAAACTGTGTCATAAAAGACGCATACGATGTAGAAATGAATGTGCCACTATTATTAGAAGCTAAGATAGGAAAGAATTGGCTTGACACAGTGGACGTTTAAGGTATAACTAACCATCTTTAACTTTAAAAGGAAGTAAGTAAAACATGAATACAGAACTAGCAATACAAAACGATTTAGGTATGTCTCTTGCAGAGGCAGTAGGTGTAACTCCTCAAAGCGGTGGCGAAAGAAAGACTGCTGCTTTACCTAGAGTAAACCTGATGCACACTGGTATCATGGGTGAGATTGATGTTAACGGAAAGTCTATTAAGACTGAGGTTGTACCGTCAGGATCATACAAGATTACAAGAGGTGAGGATGATGTTGTCTACGCAACTAGTCCTACTGTACGTATCTTCGCAATCAGACAGCAGTGGTCTAAGTGGGATGCAAAAGAAGAGATGATGATGAAGACAGTCATGGCTACCGATCTCAAGGGTGACCTTAAAGATAACGTTGGTACATTTAATCTTGGCAGACCATCAGGCTACATCGAAGATTGGGATAGCGTACCTGAGAAGACAAAGGATCTGATTCGCAGTATCAAGCGTAAGAAGATTCTCTTTGGTGAGTTATCCGCAACAGGTGTCACTGATGAAGCAGGTAACCCAGTAGATGATATAACTAATATGCCTTTCTCTTTTGAAGTACCACCTTCAAGCATTAAGTCATTGGACTTTGCAGTAAATGCATTAGGACGTAAGAACATACTACCTATACAGTGTACACTTAAGCTAGGTGCTAATTTAGTTGACTCTAAAACAGGTAATAACTTTGCTGTCATAACTTTAGATACTGGCGATAAGGTAGAGTTAAAACCAGAGGATCAGGAAACTCTACATAACTTCTTAGCTTACATAACTACTCAAAACGAATACATCTTAAATGAGTGGGCTGAGAAGAACAAGGACACTATCTCTGATGATGATGCTGCAATCGTAGCAGAGTTTGTTAATGTAGAAGAGGCAGACTAATGAATCACCCTGCTGAACTAGCTGTCTTTGAATACCTTGGCAAAGCTGTCAAGGGTGAGACAGATATGGCTGAAGACATACGTAAGCAAGTTGCTTCTGATGTTGAGGCTGCACTAGAGAAGCAGTTCAGTGGTGGGCCTCGTGACAAGTTTAGATTAAGGATGTCCAACATTGGGCGTCCTACTTGTCAGCTATGGTTTGATAAGAATGACCCTGAAGATAAGACACCACTGCCTCCACACTTCTTGATCAACATGATCATAGGGGATATTGTGGAAGCAGTGTTCAAAGGGCTTCTTCGTGCTGCTGAGGTAGACTTCAAAGACAATGATAGTGTCACCCTTAAGCTAAAGGATGGCACAGAAATAAAGGGTGAGTACGACATGGTACTTGATGGTAAGGTAGATGACGTTAAGTCAGCATCGCCTTGGTCATACAAGAACAAGTTCAATACTTTTGAAACACTAGCTAAGAGTGATAGCTTTGGTTATGTGTCACAACTAGTAGGGTATGCCGAAGCTGCAGGTTTAGATGTTGGCGGTTGGTGGGTAGTCAACAAAGCAAACGGTGAGTTTAAATATGTTGATGCAAGCTCTGTTGAAAAGGATGCAGTGATAGAAAACATCGAAGATACAGTAGGTTACATCAATGAGGATAAACCTTTCAAGCGTTGCTTTGAGGCTATACCTGAGACACACTTTCGGAAGCAGACTGGTAATCTAAAGTTAGACCCTAACACCTGTGGCTTCTGTTCATTCAAACATAAGTGTTGGCCTAATCTACAAACTCGTACTGCTGTTATGTCTAAGGCACAGAATCCTCCAATGGTAGACTACGTACTGTTGAGTCCTGAGTATGCGGAAGCACATTAAAGGTAGGTATCGCAGTGGCCTAGAGAAAGAGGTTGCTGCGTACTTACGTAAAGCACAGAAGAAAGTCAGATACGAAGTACTGAAAGTAGAGTGGGAGGATTTAAGATACCGCACCTACACACCAGACTTCGTGTTAGACAACGGTATTATCATTGAGACAAAGGGTATCTTTGATAGTGACGATAGACGTAAGCATCGTGAGATACAGAAACAGCATCCTGAGTTAGACATACGGTTTGTATTCAGTAATGCAAAAGCTAAGTTATATAAGGGTTCTAAGTCTAGGTATTTTAATTGGTGTGATCAACATGAGTTTCAGTGGGCTAATCGTATTATACCTGAAGAGTGGTTAAAGGAAAAGGGTAAAGAGATTACAGCTAAGAAGATAGAGTTAAAAACAAAAAGGAAAGACTGATGGGTCATAGCTTAGATAATGATGAGATAGCAATAGTTATAAGTCCAGTAGACTACACAGACGATGGTAATTGGGATGGTGATACAAATGTGTCAATAGCAATATCACCTGAACATAACTTACCTGAACCTATTATTAATGGAATAGTAGATGTAGCAACTATGATGTCAGCATTCTTAGATATAGCAAATGAACACCCTGACATATACGAATTAGTAAGGGATCACAGAAATTATTTAATGACATTGGAGGAAGAAGATGAAGAAGAAAATTCTGTTGTAATTAAAGAAGGTAATGTGTATACACTTAACAAATGGTCAAAGACAAAAGGAAGTGCATGAATGGAACCTACAATAACATTAACTGGAGATACAACTTTTAATCACGATCAAGTAAACAATCCAGTACACTACAATCATAGTGGTATAGAATGTATCGAAGCTATAGAAGCAATGACAGAAAACATGTCAGGATCTACAGCACCACACGCTGCTAACGTACTTAAGTATTTGTGGAGACACGAGTACAAGAATGGCTTAGAAGAT